AAGAGACCAAGAGCGTGCTGATAATGAATTAGAGTTTAATTGCTTTATGACTGACGCTCAGATAGCTAGGGGCGATTGCGAGTATGAGGAAGATAATTATGCCAATGACGGATATTTAGTTGATCCTACTGAAGAAACAGACGATATGCCTATATACGATGAGACTAAAGTTAAGGAAGATTCTGATATAATAGAGTTTGATGATGAAGATGAAATTGATACTGACGATGAAACAGATGTGGAAGACGAGTTTTTTGAAGGCGATGATATTATACTCAACCCACTCTCAGAGGAAGATTTTAAAGTACTATATGAAGATGTTTTTACAGAGATACAAGACCTTACTTTCTTTGCTAACGATGGATGGTCTGAAGACGGCACTGAGTGCTTTGAAGAAGAATGTAATCCACTTACTGAAGAACAGATTGAAGAACAAGAAGCATTTTTTCAAGAATTTGTTGAGACTTATCTAGAGGTAGATAAGTTTTTTGAAGAAAATAAAGATACTTATACAGTAGAAGAAGAACAACTTTTTACTGAAATTCCAGAAGATGTAATAATTATTTTTGAAGAAGAACCTATAGAAGAATCTGTAGAAGAAATTATATTTCTTGAAGAACTTGCAGAAGAAGAAATATTAGATTTTACAGAAGAGGAATATGAGGATTACAAAGAAGAGCGTAAGGAAATAATTGAAACTTATGTTGACGACTTAGAAGAAGAAATACTTGAAGAAGTTTTACCAGAAACAATTACTGTTGAAGAGTTTGAAGAGATTAAAGAAAAAGATATTGAAGATCTTACAGAAAAAGAAATAGAACTTGTTGTAGAAGTTGCTACTGAAGTTATTGAAGAAGTCGTAAACACAGAACAACTTACTGAAGTTATAGAAGCTGAAAAAATTATTATTCTTGAAGAAGAAGAGCTTGATAAACTATCTGAAGAAGAACTTGAGGTTTATGAAGAAGAGCTTGATGAGGTTATTGAAGAGTTTGTTGAAGAACTAGCAACAGAAGAACTTGTTGTAGTTATTGAACAAATAGCAGAAGTTGGTGTAGAAAACTTAGCATCCGCTGACGAACAAACTATTAAAGTTGTACAGGCTGTTGTTGCTGAGGTAGTTGACGTAGAAACAGTAGAAGAGTTATCTCAAGAAGAAGTACAGGCAGTTGCTGAGGTTTTAGGTTTTGAAGAAGAAGAAGACGTTGCAATTATTGCTGAAGTTGCTGCTGATGATAAAGTTGTTGCAGAAGCTGTCAGTGAGTATGTAGAAAGAGCTGTAGAAAACTCCGAAGTAGAAAATTATACTCTTGCTGATGTTGTTACAGAGGTGCAAGTAGAAGCATTTTTAGAAAATCCTATAGAATCTTTTACTGATGTTGACTTTTCAGAAGTAACAATTAGCAACATAGGGTATGATATGACTAATGACCAAAAAGAGAAAGCTCAAGAGGTTGTGATCCCCGTCATCATAGTTTCTCAAGTTATTGCTCAGGCTGGTTCCCTACTTACTAGGAGATTTTAAATGATTAAAAAAATAATAAAAGCATTATACAATTTGCTTGGACTACCTTATTATGCAATAATAAATTTACTAAAAGGTATTATTATGGGTATAAAAAATACCTATAAAGGTTTTTCAATTTCTATCAAATGGTCTTGGAGAAACTTTAAAAAAATAATAAAGAAAGTCCCAAGTATATTAAAGGTTTTAGTTAAATGGTTTATTGATGCAATCAAAGAGTCTATAGCTCAGATATTTACTTTGCTAGGTTTCTTTATAGCTTGGTTTACATTAACTGGAACAGCACAAGATATTGTAGGTATAGCGATAGTCGTATCTATAATTATTTGGTTATTGACTATCAGATTGAGAGACTAATTATGGAATGCTGCGGAAGCGGATGTTGCGGAGGTAAATAGTTTACCTATGGCTAGGAAGAAAAAAGTACGAACAGGTTTATCAACTTGGGCTAAAATCAAACAAATATTTTGGCGTATGTTGGCAACTTTTGCTGCTAATGGTTTAGCGACTATTGGTGCTGGTACTTTAGTAGGTATCGACATAATGGATGCCATAATCCTAGCCGGTACGCTTGGGTGTGTTAAGGTTGCAGAAGACCTATCAAGATCATATTTAGACGATGGCAAATTAACTTTAGAAGAAATAAATGACGCATTTAGTAAAATAGACAGGACAAAAAAATGACAAATCACAAGAGCAACGGTTTTACACAAAAAGAAATGTTGATTATGATTTTAGAGGGTCAAGATAAAATCAATGAAAGAATAGATGACCTTCACGAAAAAACTAACACAAAAATTTCAAGAGCAGAACTAAGTGGCTGGTTAGTAACCGTCTCAGCTATACTAGTTATTGGTCAATCAATGATGTGAACTGTCCTGTTTGTCAAATTCCTCTATTAGAGATACACGCTGGACTATACTGTTATAATAAAAAATGTATAGTTTATAAGCAAAAAGCAATAGCTTGTTGTGAAGGAGGAGAAATTGCCGGAGAAAGCTGCAGATAAAAAAATTAAGAGGTATCTAGAAAATGCTGCTGCAATGATTATGGTTTGGATACCTGCAGAAAAAAGAAACAGTTATTTAAATTACTTTTATTCTTTGTTCACGGATCAAGATGCCTAGATACGATTACAAGTGCTTAAATGCTGAATGTCAAAAAATATTTGAGATAACTCATAAGATAAATGAAGATCCTTCCATTAAGTGTATACTTTGTGAAAGTCCAACCAAAAGACAAATTTCTAAAAATGTAATGTTCGAAACTCCTGTAGATGTTGAGTGGGATGGAAATCCTAGTGATTTAACTGAAAAATCTTTTAAACAGTATAATGAAGCTAAGAAAGTTAAGTACAAATGGTAACGCGTTACTAACTCATATAGATAAGAGGAGATAAGAAGAGATTAGATGAGATTAGATAAGATTAGATTATATAATAAAGAAAAAGCATTTAGAAAAGGTGTCATATGGTAAAATTCATTAGTCGGTCTTCCACTCCGACTTCCTCCCATCAATGGCTGTCTTAGGATAGCCATATGTCAGATAACTCTTTATATATTCCAAAGCTACCTTCTTTACATTCTGCACAACAACAAGTCTTTGATTCTGATGCACGTTGGAAAATTTTATGTGCAGGTAGACGATTTGGTAAAACAAGATTAGGTGTTCAAATGTGTATGGAAACAGCACTTAGAGGTGGTAGAGCTTGGTGGATTGCTCCTACTTTTGCTATTGCTAGAGTAGGTTGGAGAGACATACAAGCAACAGCACAATCTTTTCCTAGAGAAATAGAGCCAGAAATATCTATTGCTAATATGGAATTTACATTAGCAAATGGTGGTCAAATTGCTGTTAGGTCAGCTGACAACCCACAAAGGCTTCGAGGTGAAGGTTTAGATTTTATTGTTATGGATGAGGCTGCTTTTGTTAAGCCTGAAGTTTGGGCTGAGGTATTGAGACCTACACTTACTGAAAGAAAAGGATCAGCTTTATTTATTAGTACACCTATGGGTATGAACAACTGGTTTTATAACCTATGGGAAACAGCTGAAACCGCAGCTAATTGGGAAAGGTTTAAATTTTCAACTTACGACAATCCAAGAATAGATCCTGATGAAGTTGATCAAGCAAAAACAGAAGTTGGTTCTATTGTTTTTGCACAAGAATATATGGCAGAGTTTGTAGAAGCTGGTCAAGGTATGATTAAACCTGAATGGATGCAGTATTGGTCATATGACGAAAGCGGTAACTATTTATTAAATGGACAGACATACGACAAAAATGAATGCACAATATTTTTGGCTACAGATATAGCTACTTCTGTTGAAGAAGATGCAGACTATACTGCTATAATAGCTATTGCTTTGACGAAAGATAACAAAATGATTGTTGTCGATTGTTTACGTGAAAAGTATGAAGGACCAGATATATTAGGTGCAATTAAGAAAATGATAGATAAACATCAAGCTGGATGGGTAACTATGGAAAGACAGGGATTTCAACTTTCTTTAATTCAAATGGCTAAACGTCAAGGAATGCGGGTTAAAGAAGTTAAACCGGATAAGGATAAAGTTGCACGAGCATTGACTTTATCTGCTAGGATGGAAGCTGGAGATGTCTATTTTAAGACAGATGCTCCTTGGCTCGATGCTATGGAAAGAGAGTTATTCACCTTTCCTGTTGGAGCCCACGATGATATGGTAGATGCACTCGGATATGGTATCCTGAACTTGAACGAGCGTAGACAATGGACAGCTTACTAGTTTAGGAGATGAATGGCTAACGAATTAAATGCGTTTCAAAAATTTACGAAACGATTAACTCCATCAGGACGAGACGAGTTAAAAAGATTAAATTTTAATCAATCACTAGCATCAGCGCTAGACAACTCAGTATATGGATACAACACACAATCAGGATATTTTCCTTCAGATAAATTAGAAGAAATAGGTAATGGTTCAGGTAACTCTGCAGTAGCTGCTTGTTTAAGTGTATTAGCTACAGCTTTTGCTGAACCTAGATTACAAGTATTTAAAGAAGATGA